CCGCGTTTCCAACACGGCCTCTTAAGCCTCTTGAGTAATCTTCCATGAATAAAAATATGGAGCCGGTGGGAGTTTCTGAAAGTTGTTCATATCGCTGTTTTTAGCTTTTAGGGTCTGTTTTAGGTACTGACTCTAAAACTCCACAAGTTCATTGCTCACATTGTTAGTTTAGCATAGCTTTTAAGAAAGTTCAAGTTTTATTTTTTTATCTTAGAGACAAAAGAAAGTCATTTAATAGGAAAAGATTTTTCGATAATTGTTTGAGGTTATACCGGACATTTCTGAAACTTTCCGTTATAACAGAAAAACCCTCCGATGAGGAGGGTTTCTGTTTCTTATTTAAAAGATCCAAAGTCTGTGATGCGTTGTCCATTTTCTGACTGTCCAACAGCCACATATCTACGATTTCCAGAACCGCCAATGTAGGAAATCCAAATATAGCCATCATTGTCAATCCATCCATCATAGTTGATTTCTTGACCTACACTATACACAGCTACAATCTCAGCTCCAAGACCTGCTTCAGCTCGTACATTCAAAGCAGATACCTCAACAGTGAATGTTCCTGTTTCTGGATTGAAGCCACTTGATTCAATTGTCAATGGTTCTGATGGTTCTGGCTGTTCGAATGCCACAGATGTGTCATCAGTTGGGAAATAGAACCATCCAACAATTCCATCAAAGTTGCGTGTATTGTATCGTGCAGGACCTCCAACATAGAGGGAATCAGCATTTCCATCAATGTTCTGTTCAATGGTTCTCATAGTGACTCCATCACTATCCTCAATCACAATTCCTGTGTGACCATAAGGATGGCCATACAGATAAGTTGTATCCATGACAAAGATGGCTACTGCTCGTGGGTTGACTCCTACTGCATCATATACTACTTCATACCCTAACCCAGCGGCTGAATTAAGTAGGTCAATAGCATTTCCCCAGAGAACTTTCCCGAAAAAGTTGATAGAAATTGAATTTGGTAAGTCAACACATTGGGTCCCGTATGCACCATCTGCATCAGCTCCAACACCTTGATTGGCCAAAGATTCTGAAAAACTTAAAATGTCATTTGTTGCTACCATTTTTGAACCTCATTTCTTCCATTGTTCATTTGCTTTTTTCACAGCGGCTTCAATGAATGTGTTTAATTGGTCATTTGTCAAATTGATGTTATATGCTTCTAGCCCTTCAATCAAGCTAGTTTTAGCATGCTCCATCTTATCCTTTCCGTGGATGTCCAATGTCCCTGCTACTTGTTCAGTAGCGTTCACAGCGTTCTTTGCAAGGATTTCAGCCACTTCAATGGCTTTCTTACCACCACGAGTCAAGAGGTATTTTTTAACCGCTTGAACGATGATTCCAACCATAACTACTAAAATACTCATTGAGCTGCTTGCTACAATATCAGTGATTTGATTCATTTTTCTTTTCTCCTTTTTTGATTAATTTACTAGGCTCTTCCAAGCCATCTTTTAACTGAAATTTCTCGTGATCAATATTTTGTTTCACAAGACGATCTAGGCCAGGAATTTCAACTCCTAAAGCTGAGAGACTGGCAAGAATGCTTGAACCGTATGCTGCCATCATTGCGACAATAAAGGCATCAACTACGGGTCCAAGATTCATATATAGGGCGAATGGATAGCCAATGGCTGTAATTAAAATCATAGCTGTGTGACTTACTAGCCCTTTTCTCCATTTTCTGCTTGAGAACTCATGATAGGCCCATGCTCTAGCCACACCTAAAACGATATCTAGAGCCACAATGGCCATCAAGAGAAATACAATCATGTGTTCATCAATTCCGTGATCATAAAAGTCACGCACTACTTCGATAATTCCAAAGATTCCATCTGGTTCTTGATACATCAATCACACTCCTCTCAATTTATGATTCAGGTTGTGCTACTGGTTGGGTTTCAAGGTCTCCTGATGGTTTGTTTTGTTTTTCTTCTTTGGGAACTTCCCAATTATAGATTGCAAGCTTACCATTTTGAAGAAGTGGGCCTTTCAAGTCTTTGATTGATTCCCCGTTATATGTGAAATCATAATTGACTTGAACAAGAACACGTTTCCCTTCACTGAATTTTTCAGTGTGGTCTGGATCAATCAAGGTGAAGATGTCATGTTGTTTGTAAGTTTTACCTACTTGAGCAGCTTCTACAAGCTCAAGCGCTCGCTTGTAGAGTGTTGGATCCAGTGGATTGTCTTGATTGGTCACAGCTACAAGGACAGACCAGTCAGCAAGTGCTTTGTTATTTTGAATTAGGACATCTTTCTTTTCGTTTTCTTGAGTGAGTTCTTGAATTTTCTGAATAGCGTTCTTATTGGCATCAACAGATTTGTCAAGCTCTTTCTTGAGTGCTACGATAGCCCCAGAGGGGTCAAGTTCCATCCGGACAAGATTCAAGACAGCATCCACAAGGGTTGCTTCTTCATCTCCCATGCGGTTATTTGGAAGGGATTCTTCAAAAACACGGTAAGGATAATCTTGCTTGATTGAAACCTTGGTGGCATTAGCTACTGGATCATATGATTTGAATTGTACTTTATAATTCATTAAACATTTACCTCATTCTTATTCTTCACTTCTTCAAATAGGTCCTTCAAATCTTTGTCAGATTCCAGAACGGAGCGATAGATTTCTAGCTCTTCGATGAGCTGTTTTTTCTCCTGCTGTGATTCAGTCAATCGTGCCTTGAACTCAGCTTCATTGATTGATTTACTAGCCAATTGATTGGCTAGATCTGTGATGATTGATACATAAGTATTTTCTTTCATTTTGTTACCTTTCTATATTCCGAATTTGTCAAAATCTCTTAATGAATTAGCTACTGCATTTCTGATGGAACTGTGAAGAGCTGTTCTCATAGACTTCCCATTCTGTGGAGTGAAGTCATCTGTTGCAAAGCCAGCGTTGACAAAGTGCTGAAGAGCTGTTCTGAGAGTTCTCAAAGCTTGTCTGAGCCACACACCATTATTCCCATTATTGATAAGTAGGAAGTCACCAGCTTGTATGTTGGTGTTTCTGCCATTGGTTCCGTATGGAGCAATTGTTGTTCCTCCCCAAGTGGTTATTCTCCAACCATAAGGACTGCTTCCTGTAGCTTGGTCATAATTGTAAGAGTGAGTAAAGTTGAATCTGTCTCCTACAAATGTGACCTTATCTGCATTGTCATGATCTCCTGTACCTACTCCCTTGATGGTGTCAACAATCATTCCATTAAATCCACCTTGATCCCAGTGGCTTCTGATGTCGTTATCCCGACGATCAGCGCCAATAATGGCTTTAGAATTGATGTAGCGTCTTCCGTTTATCGTCACATCATCATTCCGGAAGAAAAGCCCTTGACTAGAAGCATTTGTTTGATCACGGAAAACTCCTGTGAAATTATCGTAGAATGACAAGCGCCCGTTATCTAAATCAAAACTAGATACACCAGAATTTGCTGTCAGTCTTCCTCCACGGATATCATTTGCGGAAATTCCCACAGATGTTAGTTGAGTGATGAAGGCTCTCTGTGAAGCTAGTTCTCTGATGAAGGCTTGGTTTGATACAAGTTTGTTGATCATAGCAGAGTCAACTAGTAGCTTATCTGCTGTCACTGCATTGCTGGCCAGAATCTGAGTGGTTACTGATCCAGATTCCATGTGTCCTGTTCGAACGCTCTGAGATGCCAGATGCCTGCTTGTGATTGAGCCATCAACTACCATGTCACCTTTAACCTTGATCAATTGAGCGATTAAGGCAATAGCTTCCGGTTCTTGCACAAGCAAGGAGCTGATGGTCCTTCCATTGATGCTCTTGCCTGTGCCAAATGAGATCTGACCATCTGTGATGTTGATGTCTGTTTTTTTCAAAACTCCATCAAATTGGCTGATGATCGTTGCCACTTGCCCATCAACTGTTTGCTGATAATTCGCAAAGCGCCCGTTGATGCTGTCCTTGAAATCATCTAACTTGTCATTGAGGACAGAATTTTGACTAGATAATTTCTTGTTTGTCTCATCTGCTTGAGTTGCCAGTTTGACATCTGTTGAGTGTGCTTGCTCTTCAATTTTGGTTGTAAGTGCCTGCTCCTGAGTTGCAAGCTTATTGTTTAGACCTTCTGTTGCATATCTCAGATTATTCCCAAACTCAGTTGAGAATGTTGAGAATTGACCATCAACAGTCTGCTTGTATTCAGCAAGTTTGCTCTCAATTCGTGAGTTGATTGTGTCCAAGCTGTTTGGCTTGTATGGAGGGACTTTTGGCCCTTTGACCAATATTGGTTTGCGAATCCAAAAGTGTGCATTGTTGACTGCATAGAAGTAAAGTGGAAAACTTCCAGAGGTATCAAATTCAAAATCAGTTGCTAGGAATGTGAACTCAGCTTTCAGCCATGTGTTTTTTGCTGTTTTTTTATCTGCAAAACTCTTCCCAAATACTTGCTTATTATTTGAATGTCGTTTGAGTGTAACTGCTATTCCTTTATCACATTCAACATCACTTCTCACTTGATATTCAAAACCTAATGAGTAGTATTCACCTTGAGTCATCTTATTGATATACAGTGGGAATGTTGGACCTGCAAATGTATAAGAATTTGCAGGAGATCCGGAAACTTTCATTTTGAAAATCCCGTTTTCTACTGATGTAATTCTGGTTGTGCCATTGTTGGGCGCTGTATATTCAGTTAAGCTGTCAGCTAATTTCACAAGGTTTTCTTGGTCAATCTGACTTCCTAGAGCTTCGATCCTTCTTGTGATCCCCTCAGAATCTTCTGTGTACTTATTCTTAGAAATGTAATTCTCAGATAGATTCTCACGAATTGTCTTCAGGGTATTGCTTGTTTGCTCTTCTGTATAGCGTTTTAGCCTAGATTCAAGGATTCCACTCTCTCCAGTGTACTGTTCAAGTGCTGTGATTTGTGTTTTAAGTCCTTTTGCGGTACGTTCAAATGATGCTGAAGCGTTTGTGACAATAGCTTCTTGATCTTCTGGAGCAGGTCCTGCATCTGTTCTGGTATTGCTTTGTGTTAGCTCTACCTTTTTGAATGAAATTGAACCTGCTTCACTATAGCCGATAATGATGCGCCAGAAATCAAACTCATCGCTTTTTTCTAGCGCTGGTACAGAAACTTTGTACAGCTTCCATTCATCAGTTAACTGAAATTGAGCATAGATTCTTTCTGGATTGTCTCCAGATCTGCGATTCTCACGCAATGAAGCCCACATTGTTCCTGAACCGCTATTTCTTTTAGCGTAGAATGAAATTGTGTAAGGTTCGCCTTTTTCTAGATAATCCAGAGCAGTTGTTTTTGAAGTTGCCCAGCTTGGTGCGGTACTAGAAAATAGCTGTGCCTGTTTCCAAGTGTTGGTATTGCCTGTAATGGTATATATACCATTCTCTGCTGTACCGGTTGAATCACTTGAATCGCCATGAGCAAAAAACCAGAGATCACGAGTGAAATCATAGTCTTCAGCGTAGTTCCTTGATCCAACTTTCAGATTTGTGAACTCTTCTTTGACTCCTGCCACCGTCTGCTCAACATATGACCTATCAGCTTTGCCATTTGCCACATTAGTTAGGTCAGAAATAGCTTTCTCAGTAGTCTGCTCAAATCTGGATTGTGCGCCTTTCAAGTCAGTGAATTGGCTTTCTGTAGACTGTTTGAATTTGTCAATTTGCTCTTTGACTTCTACATCTTTTTCAATAAGCTTTTTAGTTGTAGTCGTCAGGCCTTCCATTTTCACTTCAATGCCGTTGTATTGAGCTTTGAACTCTTCTACAATTTCATTCTTGTTTGCTTGGTTTGCTGCTGCTATCTTCTCAGTGACTTGAGCTGAGATTTCCTCTTTGACTACTTCAGCTTGTGCTTTGGCTTGCTCAATTCCATCAGTGATCTCTTTCTCCAAAGCTCCTGCCTTGTCTTCAAAAGCCCTGTTGGCATTGTCAACCAATACTTTCAATTTCTTGTAGTATTCATCATCCTCTTGAGTCTTTTGGACTGTATTTAGGATTTCAGATGCTACATCAGAAATTCCATTAGAGCCTGATATGCCTCCACCGTGTCCGGCCTTGTCATCAAATGTAAGAGAGATATACTCTTCTGACAAAGCATCATAGACATAGCCCACAGCTTTTTTCTTCAGCATGACATCATGCTTCAAGCTCATGAGGGTTGCTGTGTCGCCAAGATGGACAGTTTGCCCATCAAGCTCATAAGCTTCAATTTTGATCTGATCAGTAGGCTTGTCAATATTCCCATTCTTGAACTTGGCTTCACCCCATTTTCTCAATTCTTCCTCTGTAGTAAGATCATTGTTCTCATACTCAGCTTCATTGATGTAAGGGTAACTACCAATGAGAGGGCTGTCCACAGTGACTTTCAGAATCGTGTCTTCTTCTGCTCCCTCTGGTTTGAATGTTGATTTCAGATGTAGTCTTGTGATGATGCTGGAACTGCTCTTGTTTCGTTCATACTGCTTCAAATTTTGATGTGTGGTGATTACCACACCACGATCAATTCCACGACTCTTTGGAATGTCAATCAGGAAGTTGTCACGAATCATCTCGCCTTCCCAAGCGCCTACGATGGAATGTTTACCATCCATCAGGATCTTATAGAGCGTTTCATCTTCTGTAGTGTTGAAGGTTCTATTGTCCATGATGTTACTTGTGAAAGAGAATTTCCCAAGTGGTGTCTTAACTGCTGAAATCATAGCATTCAAGGCGATTTGACAGGTTGAGTTTGAAACCTTGATAGGACGAACAGAGCGCTTGAAGATGTCTTCTGTGATGTGCTGACAAGTCAGACTTACTGTGTCATCTTGCTCGCTGATCTCCTTGATCCGGAAAAGTTGCCGGCCAGTGACAGGAGTTGGGGCGATGATGAGCGTGTCTTCCGAAATTTCTTATAAATTTCAGTGTCTGTGATTGGGTAGTCAACTTTGAGTGTGTAGCTCACGTTGATTACTTCTTCAACTTCTGCTTTTGTTGCTTCATGGAGTGGCTGGCCATTCCATTTTACTGTTTGAGCATTTCTGTCTAATAAATATAGAATTATAACCACCCCCAATTGGTTTCAAAAATAAGTGATTGAATGCCAGGACCTAAAACCACCCCAACAGTTTTCTGAGCTTGGTTAGCGTCAATTGTGATGAAGTCTCCTGACCACTTCACCAGATTCCCTTTCTTATCAAGGAAACTTGGATTCTGTGGATCATTCACCATCACAGCACTCTCAGATAGTTGTTCAAGCTTGATGGTTTGCTTTCCAATCGTGAAGCTAGTCTCAGATGAGCTATTTCCTCTAATTATGATTTTAGGGAACGCTAGTGAGCTACCTTGTAGCCTGAGAACACCATTTGAAGTGAGAGTTTGAACATCATTGTTCTTCATATATTTTGTAGGGTGACAAATAAATGTCACCTCTAAAGAATACATTTTAGTTTTATCTCTCTGAGTGTCAGACACCTTTGTCTGATAGCAGAACCATCTTGTGAGCTTATTCTGTTGATTCTCAAGCCAGAAATTTCTTTTGGAGAGAAATTGGACAAATTCAAGGACTTGCAACTCTGTTGGGTTGATGAGCTGAAGAGTGTATTTCTTTTCAATCGCTTCTCTGTGAGGGTTTGACTGAACAATATATCCACTAACTCCATCATGACTCAAAAGTTTGTCCTTTGAGAGACCAACCTGAATTGTAGGGCCTTCAAGTACAATCACATCAAATGGAAATGATGAAGTTCCGACTCCATCAATTATCAATTCGTTGTATCTTACCATGCAGGCGCTCCTCTCAATTCTTTCTGTCTTCTCAATTCAGCAGCTATCTTCTGAGATACCTTGTTAGCGATCTTCTCAATATCAGCTTCTTCTCTGATGATGTTGTCAGAGATGTTGATGTTGATTACGGTTCCTTGTGGGTCCATTGTTTGGGCGATGCCCCGACCAATGGCGCTCAAGTTCCGTTCATTCAGTGGCAGGACTGCTTCTTTTCCAGCTTCCCCACCAACCATCAGGCTATTTCCATTCATGCCAAATGCTGTGGGCTTGGTTAAGATCCCACCTTTGGCATACCAGTCAATTCCGATACTTGGAATCCCTTTACCTTTCAGCCAGTCCATTGGATTCAGTGATCCACTGGCCTTGAAGTGAGGTAGTGGGATGTGTGGCCATTTGAATTGGAAATTGAAGAAGCCTTTAATTCCATCAATAGCTTTCCCTACGAGATCTTTTGCTCCATTGATAGCACCGCCAATGGTGTCTTTGATCCCGTTCCAGATACCCGATGCAGTTGAGCTGATACCGTTCCAGATCCCTGAAATCGTGCTTGAAATTCCATTAAACACACTTGAGACCGTGCTTGAAATTCCATTCCAGATGCCTGATAGGGTTGAGCTGATACCGTTCCAAATGCTTGATGCAGTGCTTGAAATAGTATTCCAGATATTAGACAAGATCTGAGCCATCGCATTGAATACAGATTCAGCAATGCTCTTGATACCATTCCAGATACTTTCAGCAATTCCCTTGATGGATTCCCAAGCCCCAGACCAGTCACCATTGATGATCTGCATCACAGTCTTAATGATACCTAATACCACGTTGATGGCTGTTTCTACAACAGTTTTGATGGTCTCCCAGACCGTGGAAATTACGGTTGAAATGTTATTCCATGCAGTTTCAATGAATGGTCCAAGGACATTCATGACTGTTGTCACTACTGCTGAGATAGCATTCCAGACTGTTTCTGCTGTCTGTCTAATCAGTTGTTGATTATCATTCCACCATGTTGTCAATGTCCCCCAGATTTGCATTACAAAGTCAGAGATAGCCTTGACAACAGTATTGATGACTGACATGATAGCATTCCAGACTGTCTCAACAGCGGTCCTGAATCCCTCATTGGTTTCCCATAAATACTTAATAACTACTATAATTCCAGCAATTGCAGCAGCTACTGCTATGACTGTTCCAATTATTGGCAATGCAGCAGCTATCAGTCCACCTATAGTGGTTTCAGCTGCCATTGCAGCCGCCTGAAGGGCGAGGAAGATTGGGGCAAGTACACCGGCCACTGTTACAATTGTTCCAAAGACTACAACAAAGTTTTTGATGGGCCCAGGTAAGTTGTTGATCCATTCTGCCACTTTCTTGAAGACATCCACAATGATGTCAAGGGCAGGAGCGAATGTTTCAGCAATTGCTCCACCGACCTCAGCCATGACAATTTTCAAGCCATTTTGTGCTGTTGTGAATTTATCAATAGGATCTAGAGTGCTTTCATAAGTTTGTGAAACTAACCCTGCTGACTCTTTAGATGTTTTTCCAAGTTCATCAAAGCTCAAAGCTCCACGCTTGATGGCATCGACCATTTGAGGAGCCTTTTTGGCACCAAAGATCTCCATAGCGATCCCCATTGCTTCAGTCTCTGATTTACTGTTCTTGATTGCTTCAATGGTCTCTTTGAGACCTTCTTTCATGGTCTTTCCTTGCTTGGTGTAGACCCCTGCTGCCTTTGTCATTCCTGACAATGCTGCTGATGAATCAACCCCATGCTGTTCAAGTTGACCAATCAATGTGACAGCTTCATCAAATTCAAGACCAAGCATCTTGATTTGTGGCGCTCCATCTGTTGCTTTCTTCATCAAGTCATCAACAGAAACCCCTGTGGATTGTGCCACATAAGTGGTACTATCCAGTACATCAGATAGGTAGTCAACAGAATATCCGTAGGCTTCCAAGGCTTGCTTGGACTGAATTGTTGCATTCGTGATGTCAGATCCGTTGATTTCTGCAAACTTGAGCATGTCAACAGATGTGGTTTTGAGCGCATCCCCTGTTAGGCCGAATTGGGTGTTAACTTCACCGACTGCATTCCCGATTTTGCTGAAATCAGTAGGCATTTCAGTGGCTATGCCATTAGCAATTCCTTGCATCTGCTCAAGGGACTTCCCACTTGCACCAGTCTTGGTGACAATAGTGTCCATTCCTTCATCAATTTCCCGGAACGCATCTAGAGCGCTCTTTCCAAAATCAACCAACTTTTGACTGATTTCAGATAGCTTCTCAGAGAATTGGTTCAGTAACTCAGCTTTCAGAAGCTTGTTTGTCTCTTCAAGACCGCTACTGGCTTTCTTCCCTGACTCACCAAGATTCTCCATTTCATTGGAAAGCCCGTTGAAGGCAGCCTTGGACTCATTCAGTTGAGTTTCTAGTTTATTGACTTCTGTTGAGTTCTCGCCATACTCTTGTTTTGCAAGAGCAAGCTGTTTCTCAAGATTCTCAACCTGTTGGGCGACAATCTCGCTTTGCTTCCCAATTTTCTGTTCAGCAAGTGCCAGCTTATCTGCTTCACTAGCATTGGAACCCATTTGGCTTTCTTGCAGCTTGAATGAGCTGACAACTTTGTCACCTTCACTTGCAAGGCGCTGTTGCTCGTTTTGAAGCTCTTTCAGTTGTTCACGGTTGGACTTGGTAGCATTCCCATTTCCATCTAATGCCTTATTTACATTCTCAAGCTTATTCTCATAGCCCTTCAGGATGTTCTCTGTCTGGACCACTTCCCGTTGAAATGCACGGTATTGATCAGCTCCAATGTCACCACTTTTGAATTGAGCTTCAACTTGTGCTTGTGCCTGTCTCAATGTTTCCAGTTTTTCCTTGGTAGTTGAGACTTGCTTTTGAAGGACTTCTTGCTTTTGAGCCAATAGGGTCACGTTCCCTGTGTCAAATTTCAGAGCCTTGTCAATGCTCTTCAATTCTTTTGCTGCTTCAATAGAGGCAGAATTTACTTTTTTCAGGGCATTTTGAAGGGGCTGTGTGTCACCGCCAATTTCAATTTTTATCCCTTTAATATTACCGGCCATATTTCCTCCTTTCACATAAAAATATAAAGAGCGCCTAAAGGCTTCTTGTGGTCAATCGTTCATCTATTCGATAAACTTGACCTCAGATTCTTCCTCTCAGCACTCTATTTCAGACTAAAATGAGTCAAAATCTGACTGTGTGGCCTTGCGTGTTTCTGATTTGTTCTCAGTACGCAAATTCACATAATCTGTTTGATAATCCAGAGCCATTCCAATTGAAATGTGCTTCAGATCATCAATTGTGAGACCAGTTTCTTTACAGCAAGAAAGATATGATTCTACTGTAAAGATTTCATCACTGGCTGATTCTGACTCATCTGGTTTTTTTTTGATGTCATTGTTTCGTTTATCATTTCCATCAGAATTGGAGCAATATCCTGCAAAGGAAATTCTTCCATTTCCATGAAAAATTGTTCATAAGGCTTGATGTGTGGATTCCCTGATTTTGTGAATACCCAAAACAAGCGATTGAAGAAGGTCATGTCAAAATTGGCCAACATGTTAATGTTAACTTCATTGGTGCCATTCTCAGCCATTTGCATGATATTCTGGTTTGAGATCATTCCAAATAGATCTTGAAAGAAATCTTTCCCAAACTCACTCTTATAAGCGATAGGAGTGTAAGCATTGGTTACAAGCTCATACTCCTTTTCACTAATGATCACACTCTTACGCATTTAAGACCTCCTCAATTACAAAGCTTGATTAGGTTCATAGACCTTTTCAAACCATTTCTTATAAACTTCTTGATCATCCGCTGATGTGATGGAACGTTTCACCACTTGATCACCAGGGCGAGGACTAGCGTTGAAGCTCAATTCACGCTCATTCACGTTTGTTCCGTTCTTAGTAGATGATCCACTAGATGGACGACTTGCTGAACAGTAATACATGACATGGCGTGTCTTGTTAGCATCGCCAGCAAATTCAAACATTAGTGCGAAGTTGGTTGTCTTCGCATCTGCTTTTTCTGTGACCACTCCTGTTGTAGAGTCTTTGATGTCGCCCAAAATTTTTGTTGCGAATGCTTCAATGATGTGTGGGACTTTTAATTTACCTTCGTAACCTTCGTTTGAGTTGACGAAGTAATAATCAATGTTATCAGCTTTCACTGATCCTGAATCCCCTTTAGGGTCCAGCGTCAATTCCATCGCTCCAGGGAAGCGGAATACTTGACCATAAGTGATCACCCCTGCTTCACTGATTGATTGGATTGGTGCCACATGGACATTTTCAAGTCCAAATGTAACTTTGTTTTCAGTCATTTCTTTCCTCCTCAATATAGATAGACTTCATAAGACTTCACAAACAGTCTTTCTGATTCAATAAAATTTTCTTCTTGAACATCATAAAAGAGCTTGTGGTCATTCCACAGCTCTTCCAATCGTTCTTCTAGCTCCTCATCTTTTCGTTCAAATGCCAACTCTACAGTGACAGCACGGATCATGTATGATGCTTGATTGTCTGTTCCTGTGATAGATGGCAAGCTTTCAAAATAGACAAGGTAAGGCAGCGTGGGGACATTTCCTTCCCTGAATGCCTTGTAAGTGACAGGCAGGCCAGCCTGTTCCAAAATTTCTGCAAACTCTGACAGCTTCATCTTCCAAGCTCCTTCAATTTCTTTTCAAAATTCTCAATAGCGTGATCTTCTGCCGGCTTGATGTGTACGATGCCGGAAACCCGTCCCCCGTTCCTCTTTAAGTGGCCAAATTCAAGTAAATGTGGGAGGCGGTAATTTGTGTTATGCACCACAAAATTACCTTTCCCCATTTTTGTTTTTTTCCATGATTTGGCATACTTACCACCTTTTGCCCTTGGACTTTTTGGACTTGTGGTTTTTAATTCTTGGACGGCCTCTTCTGCTGTTTCTTCTGCTATCTTGTCCACTTCTTCTTCAACCTCTGTGGAATACTCTGCTAATGCTTTAGCAATTTGACTGGCTAGATCTTGGCTCATGTCATTTTCTCCACTAGAGTCAATTCAAGGATGTTGAGGTTGATTGGATATGTCTTCAAAATCCGGTACTCCTTACCACCAAATTCAGCAAATTCCTGATTGTCATATTCAAAACTATGAATATCAACAATTAGATTGGGCCTGATGCCAGCCTGATTGGCTTGGTAAAATTCGGACCGTGTGATAGATTTCTTCTTACAGAAAATTGTAGTCTTTACTTTCTCAGTCAGATCTTGCTTGAGCTTGTCCTTGCCTGTGATTTTAAAACCTATCAATGTAATTTCATCATTCCACATCTCGCACCTCTTTCTTGGAAGAGATTTGCAGATTATGCAAGCGCCATTGAAGGTGACGTGGTAGATCAACACCACCTTCATAGCGATAAGCAGCAAAGTCAACAATGAACATTTCATGGTCAGCACGATCTGGAACCAATTCAACACCCAGATTGTTTGTTAATTCGCTGATGACGCTTGAGACAATCTTCTCTAGTGTTTTATCTCGCAAATTTGAAGCAATTCCTAATTTGATTTTAAGTAATTCCACTAACTGACCAGTGTCCATGCTATTCTTCCTCTTTCTTAGTTGCTTTCTTGCGCTTTGGTTTCTCTTCAGTAGCTTCTTCTACTTCCTCAGTAGCTTCTTCTACTTCCTCAGTAGTTGTTTCCATCTCTTCAGCAACCTCTTCTACTTTCTTAGTAGCTTTCTTTACTACTTCATCAGTGATGAAGATTGAACCTGCTGAGTTGAAGCCTGTCAAGAGGCTTTTAACAAACTCTTGATCAGGTTCATATCCTTTGCGTGGGAAAACATCATCAATCTTATATTCATGTTGTTCCGTGTCACGCATGTCCTTGAATGGACGGATTACTGTATAGGTCATGTGGTACCTCCTTACGCTACAACATCAGTGTATGTGCCAAAGAATCCAGCAGATTCATCTACTTTCTTGACATCAAGACGTAGGAAGAGACCAAGCAATTGGCCATAGATGTCATTGTTGATCCATTTAACTGATACTTGAAGGCGGTCAAACAATTTAACGAATTCAGCAACATCTCCAATAAAGAACTTCATGTCACCTTCATTGCCAAAGAGAGTGTCATCCACTGGATAAATAGTTTTTCCACCGAAAGAATAGCCTGTAGGGGATGTAACATCTGGTTGAAGCATGTATTTCCCATTTTTATCCTTGACCTTGTCAAGTGCTGCGAACATTGATTGAGTTACAACAATACTTGCTTTGTAGATTGATTTAAGTTTTTTGTTGTAGATGTCTTTGATGCCATCAAATCCAGCAGCATCTGCTTGAGTAGCTGTTTTTAGTACAGCAGTAATCAATGAAAGCTCAGTATTTTCACCTTGATTGACTACTTCATCTTCTACAATAGACATGATGTCGTAGTCTGCATCATCAATCATTTCTTGAGACACAGGAATGTATCCACGGTAAGTCTTGATTGAGTAATCAATTTCACTGATCTTTGGTTTTCCAAGTTCAGGATTTGCTTTCAATTCATCAGTAGAAGCCATTTTCGCATCTGTCTTCTTGATAACTGGATATTTACCAGAACCACTATTTACTTGAACACGTTGGACAAGATCCAAGAGTGGATTGCGTGTCTTTTCAAGGAAGTGAGGTTTTAACACTTCAGTTGGGATCAAAGCAGCGCTTCCAGAGTCTGTTGTTTTAAGACCTACAATGTCACGAGTTTGACCAGTACGAATGAATTTAGCAATTGCGTCACGTTGTTCCAATTTCTTTCCTCCACGTTGCTCCCCGTCTTTGAAAGTTGGGGCTTTTCGATTTTGTTCGTCAACTTGCTTTTGAAGCTCTTCAATTTCTTCTTCAAGTTTTGCTTTTTCGGCTTGTTTCTCTTCTAATTCTTTTTGAAGTTCTTCAAGGCTCTTTTCAACCGTTGAAACTTCTTCTTCAGTTTCAGCACGGTCCAATTTTTCTGCTTCGATTGCAGAACGGTTGTTCAATTCTTCAATTGCTTCTTCCAATTCAACAACCTTATTTGCTTTTGTGCGCATACGTGCGCCCAGAATCAATGCTTTGTTCATAGATTGTATTTCTCCTTAATTTTCATTTTGCGTTCATTTAACGCTTCAATATTGGCACGTTTCAGACATTCAAAGTCTTTCTTCCGTGCAGCAATTTCAGTCTGTGGATAAGCCGGGAATGTGCAAGGACTGACCTCGAAGATTTCAAGCTCTAGCACGGTATCAAGATAGGAACCATCTTCACGCTCAACAGTGTCCACCTTGATTGGCATAAATCCAAAACTGCATCCAACAATATCCCCACGCTGTACACGGGCATAGGCTCCCATAGCGTCAGGATCATTCCTGTTGATGATAATGTCACCATATAGGCCTTTGTCATCAACTTTGAGACTCACTGTGCTGTTTCCTGTGCGTCCTAATACTAGGTTATGATCATGGTTAAACAATGCACGGATATCAGCATTCTTGATTGCTTCTTCCACTCCTGCACGTTTGATCACTTCAAAATAGCCTGGCCACAGCTCAGTTTCTTCATCGAACCGGATGAAGTAGCCACTCAGAATCAAGTCACCAGATTCTTGTTCTTCTCGTGTCTCAAATTGAGTAGCGATGTATGAATTACGTTTTTTCACTGGCATTTCCTCCTTCCTTGTTTAGTTTGCTCTGATTGCCTAACTCGCCTTGTGGCAAATAGTTTTCAAGAACAATAATTTCATCCATTTCAGGATCCGGAGTCATACCAACCCAATCTCTCCACTCGTTTCTACGCATTGCAGCACTGTTGGTCATTTGTTGGGCCACAGTTGAAAGCTCTGTAATGTCGTAAGAATACAGTGAGCGTGGATTAAATTTGAAGTAGCGTGTGGTTGAAGTCAGTAGGTCTCTTGTAAGTGTCTGAGTGATCGTTGTTGCGATGCTCATGATAGTCGTATTCACAAAGTTGTTGTATTCTTCTTTGTTGAATTCTCCTACCCCTAAAACAAAAGCCGGAACTCCTAACATCCCAGCTACTGTCTTCTTATCAATTTCTACTGACTCATTCAAAGCTATGTCATTCAGACTCAATGGCTTCACTTGTTCCACTTCCAGCAAAGCTTCTGGAACAATCCAAGGGTCACCGGACTGGCTTTTGGGCCGAGA